GTTAATTGCTTTTTCGAATTTATGATGAATAACTTTGAAACAGAATTGGTTATCATGGGTACAAAATTGGCTTTAAGTACTTACAAGTTGCCATTGGATCCAGATGAAATCAAATGCTTTGATGATTTCCATGCCAAATATGGCAAATACATTGCACAAGCTACTGAAAAGTAATTGGATTTAAAGCTATTTGACACCACCTTCGGGTGGTGTTATAATATATACTATAGCAAAACAGGAGTTTAAATGTCACATACAGATCCAATTATTGATAAAATTATCGTAGCACGAGTAGGATTACTACTTCGCCATCCGTTTTTTGGTAATTTGGCAACTCGTCTTAAAATCCAAGAAGGATCTGAATGGATGACCACGGCTGCTACAGACGGCCGTGTCATTTACTTTAATCGAGAATTTTTTGAACCTCTTAGCGTTAAACAAGTAGAATTTGTTATTGCACATGAAATTTTGCATAATGTGTTTGATCACATGGGACGGCGTGAAACCCGTAACCCACGAATTTTTAATATTGCCGCAGACTATTGTGTGAACGGACAATTAGTTCGTGACCGTATTGGTGATCATAATATTGATGGTATCAAAATCTTCCACGATGCCAAATACTATGGTATGGGTGCTGAGGAAGTTTACGACAAAATCTTCGACGAAATGGACGAAGAAGAACTTAACGCACTTGGTCAATTGTTGGATGATCACATTGATTGGGGAGAAGATGGCAAAGATGGTAAACCAAAATACTCTAAAGAAGAACTAAAACAAATCCGAGACGAGATGCGTGAAGCTACTATGCAAGCCGCACAGGCCGCGGGTGCTGGTAACACTCCTGCTAGTGTACAGCGCATGATTAAAGAATTGACAGAGCCTAAGATGAACTGGCGTGAAATACTACGTCAACAAATACAAAGCACTATTAAGAATGATTACTCATTTATGCGTCCTAACCGTAAGGGTTGGCATATGAACGCTGTGCTACCAGGTCAACAATTCCAAGAAACTATTGATATTTGTGTAGCAATTGATATGTCAGGATCAATTGGAGATGAACAGGCTAAAGATTTCTTATCCGAGATTAAAGGCATCATGGAAGAGTACAGAGACTTTAAAATTAAAGTATGGTGCTTTGATACTAAAGTTTATAATGAAGCTGACTTTGATGGTTACAATTTAGACGAGTTTGATTACTACGAACCAATGGGCGGCGGTGGCACTGAGTTTGATGCCAACTGGGATTACATGAAGGAACACGATATTCAACCTAAAAAGTTTATCATGTTCACTGACGGTTATCCCTGGGGTAGTTGGGGTGATGAAAACTACTGTGATACAGTATTCATTATCCACGGTAATGACAAGATTGTGCCTCCATTCGGCGAATACGCTTACTACGAAGAAGTTAAAGAAGCGGCATAAAATGGCACTTAAAAACGGCAAACCTAACCCCTTAAATTACTTTGACTTGAGGAGGGTAGAGTTTGCCTGTCCTCATTTTAAATATACAGTTATAGACAAATACAGTCCAAATACAATCAAATTATTTGATGCTTGGATACGTAAAAATTTAAATAACAGGTATTATGTAGGACAAGATATTACGCTAGATAATACTAACACTATCGTGTATTGCACACGTATAGGATTTGAAAGTGAAAAAGAACTGAGTTTTTTCACAATTGCCTGTCCACATTTACAGACAAGATAATTAAATGTGTACTTAATCAAAACAAGGAGATTCTAATGTCTGATGTACAAAATCAACCAACTGGAGCAGAAGCTGCTCAAAGCAACGATCTTACTATCAACGACTTAAACGCAATGAAAGTAATCATTGATATTGCCAGTTCACGCGGTGCATTTAAGCCAAATGAAATGGTAGCTGTAGGTCAAACTTATACCAAGTTAACTACATTTTTAGACTCAGTTGCTGCACAACAAGCTGCACAACCACAAGCAGGTACTCAACCAACTGCACCACAAACAAATAGTCAAGCTGTAGCAAACGCTGTTGCAGGAGCTTAATATGGCCCAAGAACTCAAACACGTGGGCCGTGTTACAGCCACTAATAAAAAATGTCTAGTGGCTTATCGCACCTTGCCCGGCGATGCATATAGTTGTTTAATTGTTCCTACAGAAAACATGCCTGACATTTATCACGATGCTATCATTAATCTAGTAGAAAGCTCAGCTGGACAAGAAGCCAACGAGTTTGCAGAAGCATTAGATCGTACACAGTTCCCAGACGGTAGTCGTATGTTGCCATGGTTGCATGTTAACAATCGATTGCTTAAGGCACCAACTGATGCTATCGAAATGACACCTGTTCCAGGTGCTGGTATTTTACTTAGCGAACTAAATCAAATTATTGCAGAACAACGCGGTATTGCAGTTGACGATTTAGCTATTAGTGAAGGTATCAACGACAAGAAGAAAGAGCCAACAGTTGCACAAGTTAACGAACTTGCTCCTACAGCCAAAGTTGTAGAAACAGAAACCACAACAGCATTAACTCCTGAAGCGCAAGCTAAAGAATATCGTTCTAAAGCTGATAAACTTGCTAAAGAAGCTGCCAACTATCGTAGACTAGCAGAGGAATTGGTTCCGACCAAGAAGCAAACTGTAAAATGACAAGAACTGGGAAGACTCTTCCCAAGGATGTCATAGCACTTTGGCCAGAAGTATTCGGTGATGTTAAACTTAATGTGTTACCTATTAGGTATCTTGAAACCGTTTTGGTCAATTTTAGAGATGGTAAAACTTGGGAAATTAAAATAACAGCTAAGGCAAGGCGCGAGGGGTGGCCGTCATTGGAACAAAGCCTATCCGAAATATGTAAATCATATGAAGATAGTATTGATAATATCGATTTTAAATTAGATACAGAGCGTGTGCGTAAAGATATAGAATCTAGTACACAGAAATTTTTAAAAAGAAAGAAGTTATAAATGAATGTTAAATTGCTTAGTTACAGCCAGCCAACTAAAGAATTTTCAAGCATGGGAATCTCTGATGCACAAGAACTCATTGCCTACTGTGCAAGAGTCAGTAATCCGAGCAATCAACTTAATACAGAAACCTCAGAAAAGCTCATACGATATCTTATCAAGCACCAACATTGGAGTCCTCTCGAAATGGTGTCCGCCTGCATCGAGATTACTACTACAAGAGATATCGCAAGACAAATCCTTAGACACAGAAGTTTCAGCTTTCAAGAATTCTCCCAACGTTATGCTGACCCAACAAAGGATCTCAACTTTGTATTTAGAGATGCTCGCAGACAAGATACCAAAAATAGACAGAACAGTATAGAGTTAGATCTTAATAACGATGCTGATCGATTTCTTGCAGCTGGTTGGGAAAATATACAGAATAGTCTGATCACTAAAGCTAGAGAAGCATACGATTGGGCTATTGTTAACGGTATTGCCAAAGAGCAAGCTCGTGCTGTATTGCCCGAAGGACTTATTGAAAGTCGATTATACATGAACGGTACACTGCGTAGCTGGATTCACTTTATTGAATTACGTAGTGCAAATGGCACACAAAAAGAACATCAGGAAGTTGCAATTGCTTGTGCAAAAGTCATTGCTGATATCTTCCCAATGACTACTGAGCTTATTTAAAAGTCTCCGGAGGAAACAGTTCAATATGCGCTTTGAACTGTTCTTCTAACCAATCATAATCATTAATCTTGGCCAGTGCGTCCGGATCATCTTTATAAGTTGTTCCATACCATTGCCCTGCACTAGCACCACCTTTGGAATATTCTCCAAACGTTTCATCGCCGCCCAAGTGTATCCAAGTATATAATCTATGTTGACTTTCTTCGTTAGATTGTCTACTAGATAATTTTACACATTCTCTAAATGCACTACGCCATGTGCTTAACGGATCAGTATTAAATTGTGTAATATTACTGACATCAGGCATTACTTTAAATCTGCTACTTATATTGGTAGTCATATCTAAAGTTTTAATATCCAAATTCAATGTTAATTTTGTAGGAAGAAGTTTTACTCCGCCATATCCGTATTCTAAACCATTGACTGGATTAATACTTCGCCAAACATGTACTATATCCTCTTCGCTGGGATCTAATTTAATATCAAATTTAAAACTAGGCAACAGTTTTGCATCAGCATCTACTACATAAAACATATTGGATTTTACTTGTTTGGCTGCTTCTATATGTGCTTGATGTATACCTTTGATACCGTTAACTCTTATAGTACGATTGTACGGAAAGGATGTTACAAGTTCAATATATTTACTTGTACTTTGAGTTTCGTTGTAACTGATAAATGCAATATCGTACATTATCTTTTCCTAACAATTCGTGGGCTGTTATTAAACACAGTTTTGAAAAATTTACTAGAGTCTTTGCATGGATCAAAAAGCTCTAGTCCACATTCATGTTTAAGTGTTTCTCCTAGGCCAGAAATTTCATGCCTTAACATATCATCTGTGACTTTACTGTATTGTGTTTCCCACTGTTCAGTTAACCAATCAAAATCACGTACATTGCTATAATCCCAATCAGTACAGTTGGTCAAGTATGCACCTTCTCTTGCTCCGTACATGCTCCATAGTCCGTTGGCTACATCTGCTCCGATATTACACCATACTAGCAGTCTATGGTAGTTTTGCCACCATATAGTTTTAAGATCTGTTACCTTAGCACCTTGATCTAAACTCATTTTTACGCCTTCTCGAAAGCCTGCTCTCCATGCTTGGAACGGACTGGCGTTCGTGAAACTTTCACTATAATTTTCATTAAATTGATAGTAACGTTCATCAAAACAAAACTCAACAAGGCCTTTGGTGTCGCTAGGATCTGAATTTTCATGTGTGCGCATGTTGTTGACAAATTCAGGAGTCCACATCTTAAGACCGCCATTGCCATACATTAGATGATTTACATGAACTTTTCCGCACCAACTAAAAACATAATCTTTGGTCAATCCTAATTCATCTAAGTCTATTTCAACTTCTAAAAATGCAGGGTCGACAATATTGTCACCGTCTACAGTAACAAAGTATTCTGTTTCACATTTTGCTGCACAGGCTTTATGTGCGGCATCACTACCTTTAACTCCGTGCACACGTTTAGCCCATGGCACTTTAGTTAATAAATCTGCATAATTTTTCTCAGCATTAGGTTCGTCATAGCTGAGGAAAACAATATCT